TATGCGGGAAGCCGCGGAAGCTCGCCGCATTGGCGAACTTCGCTCGGCATGTCCCGAGCTGCTTGTCGCAGCCGGCGGAGACCGTGAACGTCTGCGCCGCCGCAAGCGGCAGCCGCGCCGGCTGCCACAGCTCGAGCGTCACCACCGCACCCGCCTTGCTATGCAGCTTGACCTCGATCGCCTGCCCCAAGGCCGCGCCCGACGTGAAGGTCAGGAGCCCGTGCGTGAACCAGCCCGACGCGAAGGCTTCGAGCCCGGCGGCCGTGAAGCGGCGCGCGCTCGCAACCGTCAGCACCGCGCCTGTGCCGCGAAAGCCCGGCACATCGAGATCGATCCCACAGCGCGCATCGCCGAGATCGGCGTCGCACGCATATTGAAAGAGCCGCCCCTTGGGCTGTTGCAGATAGTGCGCGAGTCCGCGCACCTCCGCGGTGAAGGCGCCGCCCGCCCGCTTCACCTCGCCGAGGCTGCCCGCGCGCATCAGCACGCGCTGCGCGGGGGCCTCCCAGTTGACGCGGAAGATCTCGACCCTTGCATCGTCATAGAGCCCGGCCGCGAGATCGGCCTCCTCCAACCGCTCCGACTTGAGCGCGCTCGTAACCTCAAGGTTGTCGACGGAGAGGCCCACCGCGTCCTTGATCTCGCTCGCCGTGAACCCGGCCGCCGCCTCGAACGTCGTCCCGTCGAACACGAGATCGCGATCGTGATCGGTAAAGCCCTGCCGGGTCTCGTCGCGCCGCGTGAGCCGCCAGCACCAGCAGAGCGTCGTGACGCCCGTCGCGAGGTGTGCTGCAAGATCCGGGGGAAGCTCTTTCATATGCGGATCTCGACGATCGGGATGTTGGGGATCGCGCCGTGCTGAAACCCCGACAGGCTCACCTCGAGCTTGTCGGTGTCGAAGCGCGCTGGCACATCGAACTCGAACCCCGCCGTGATCGCCTGCCCCGCCGTCGGAATGTGGCCCGGCAAGAAGGTGATGACACCAGTCGCACCATCCACCGTGAAATCCACGCCCAGCGCTTTCGCAGCCCCGGCCACGGCAACGAGCACCGTGCCCGCTACCGGCTTCTTGATCTCACGCACCCACGGCGCATGCGCTACGCCGTAGGTCTTCTTCAGCGCGAATACGGCCGTTGCGTCGTCGCCCGTGCCGATTACCTGATCGAGCACAGTCGGCACCGCTTGCGGCGCACATGATTTCCAATCCGCATGATCGCGCCAGCGGAAGCCGTGGAGTCGCCCGCGCCGCTCCTCGAAGAACGCGATCACCGCGTGCAGCGCGTCGAGCGACGTGACGCCATAGCCCGCGTTGTAGCTCCGCCGCGAGTTGGCCCAGCGGGCATTCCGCTCCTCGTAGCCCGAGCCGAGCACGACGACATCCGTGCGCCGCTCGGGCCCCCCTTGCGCGCCGCGCGAGATCTCGGTCGGGAAACGGACGTCGTGGAAGCTCATGGGACGAACTCAAGAACTGGGCAGCAGGCAGGGGGCAACAGGCAGCAGGAGGAAAGCTGCTGCCCGCTGCCTGTTGCCTGCTGCCTCAAAGATTTCGCTGCCCCAACGCCACGGCGCGCGCCAGCATTGCAGCGACCTGCGTCTCCGAGCGCCGGAAGCTCTCGGCATCCGGCGTCGTCACGTTGAAGGTGACGGAGATACCCGCCCCGCCGCGTGCAGCGACGCCGAGACGGCCGTCCGGTCCACGCGAGAGCGGCAGGATCGCTTCCGCGCCACGCTCACCCGCGACCCCGAGCCGCCCGCCAGCGAGCGGAAACGCGATCGGGCTCTGGATGACGCCGCCTTGCGCGAACGGCACCGGCATCCCTTGCCTGATGACGCCGCCCTTCGCGAAGCCCGCCCCGCCCGAGAACAGACCGGTGAGAAAATTCCCGAAGCCCTGCTCGAGGGGCCTCAGCGCCGCCTTGAGCACGATCTCCGACAGCCGGAGCGCCAGGGTGCGCAAGACGTCGCCGAGACCCTTGCCCTTGATCGCCACGCCTTCGAAGGCGCTCCCGAGCGCATGCGTGAACTGCCGCCCGAGGCTCGCCGCCGTCCGCAGCTCGGCGGCCAGCGCGCTCGTGTCGGCGTTGATCGCAACCGTCCACGTCTCGATCGGATCGCCCGGTGTCGCCATGTCCTAGTCCTTGCCCATCTCTCGTCGCCTCAACCCAACGTCGCGCAAGTTGCGACTTGCGTAGATCCCGCTCTTCAGCGGGATGACGGAGTGGATGGGGCAATCGGCCACCGCTCCACCATCGTCATCCCGGCGCAGGCCGGGACCCACGCAAGGCTCAGCTGGCACCACTTCAGTATCCATCTGCCAGCCGATCAGCCCGCGCTATCCCGCGTCCGGAAAGCGGTGCATGAGCGCGCCGAGGTCAGCCCGCGAAAGCGGCGCCTCGAACGCAACATTTCCGAACCGCCCCCGGATCGCGGCATCGAGCTCGGCCGGCGTCATGGACCAGAAGGCGCGAGGCGCGAGCCCGAGCACGCCGAGCCCCATCGCCATCACATCGCGCCAGGGAAAGGGCCCGCGGCACCGGCCTCCGCGCCGGTGCTGCGCTCGGACCCACCACCCGAGAACGTGGCCGCGAGCAGCGATGCGACGATCGCGACAAAACCCGCCGCGCCCCGTTCGGTCTGCATCGCACCCACCTCCTCGTCGGTGATCTCGTAGCCCGCCCCGCGCAACCCCGCGCCGATGATCCTCTGACAATCCCGTGCCGAGATGCGCCCGCTCTCGAAGCGCGTCGCAAGCGCCAGCATGTCCTCGTCGCCGAACGCCGCCTCGAGCTCGGCGAGCGCGCCGAGCGTGAGGCAGAGGCGGAACGTCTTGCCGTCGAGTACGGCATCGATCTCGCCGCGGTGCTTGTTGGCCATGCTCGATCCTGATAGAGATGCGCCCGCTCGACGCTCCTCTATTCTCCAATCTCAAAAAATGTGATGGCCCAAATGACGGACCCGCGCGCCTGCTTCGCGTTCGTTCTGCTGATCTCGATGCTTTTGCTCACTCCGACACAAGGCCGGGCGGCTGGCCCGACCTGTGCCAGGATCACGGAAGACGTACCCCTGCGGCAGACGCCAGATGGCGAGCCGGAGCGCACGCTGGGGTTTCAGAGAGGCGATACCGTCGAAGTGATTGAGAGCGACAAGGATTGGACGTTCGTTCGCATCGAGGAGGTCTTGGGCTGGGTGGAGAGCCCGTACCTCGAGCCGACCGACTGCGCTGGCAACTAGGCCGCCGCGAACGTCAGCTCGCCGCCGCTCTCGAGCGCTATCTCGAACGCGACCTCCCCGTCATGGCGCCCCGTGAGCTCGAAGCTCGAGATCTGGAACGGCCCTTCGACGGTGCCGAAGTCCGGAATTATCACCTGCCAGTCGCGAATGATCCCGCCGAAGACGTAGCTGCGCACGAGCGCGTCCGATGCCGCGTCCTTGAAGATGCCGGCGCCCGTCACGCGCGCCTGTTTGACGCCCGCGCCAGCGAGCAGCTCGCGCCATTGCCCGGCGCTCTCCTGGTGCGTGACGTCGACCGCCTCGGCGTTGAACGCGATCGCCCGCGTCCGGAGGCCCGCCACCGTGGCGAAAGTGCCCGCGCCGTCGCTGTCGACCTTGAGAAGCAGGTCCTTGCCTTTTTGTGCTGCCATGTATCCGTTCTCTCAAATTGACAAAGCGAACGCGCCATCCGCCTCATGGTTCGACAAGCTCACCATGAGGCACCCACCGCACCCTGATCCTGAGCTTGTCGAAGGATGAGGGATGGCGCGATCACACCGGCTCCAGCACAGCTCGGAAGCGGATGATCCCGCGATAGGTCTCCCCATCGGGATCGCGCACCGCTTCCGACACCTCGTGCCGCAGACTGATCAGCCGATGCCCCGTGATCTCGAGCGCAACCTCGTGCAAGGCGTCGCGCACCGCCGCCATGATGAGGTGCACCTCGCGCTCGCCCGCATGTCGCGACCAGACATTGAGCACCACGCTGTGCTCGCTGCCCGCTTCCGTCCCCGTGCTCCAGTCGCGCGCCGTGCTGGCGCCGAACGTCACGTAGGGGAACGCCGCGCCGCGCGGCACGTCATCGTAGACGCGCGCGCCGCCAAGCGACGCGGTGACAGCGGCATCGCTGGTCAACGCGCCGTGTATCGCCTTCTGCAGCTCCCACGCCGGGCTTGCCATGGGGCTACCTCACCGATAGCGGTGCAACACTGTCCTCGTGCGCCGAAGTGGCGCGGGAAAGACGATCTTCCCGCAATCTATCGCGCGCGTCGTCTCCCAGGTGCGCGCGCAATTGAGCTTCCCGCGCTATGCGCTCCTGAAGCCGCGTCACGCGCACCGAGCCGATGGCGCGTCCAATGCCGACGATGGTGACGCCGATCTTCATGGAACCCGCTCCTCCACCAGGCACTTGATGAAACGATGCCGCCAGCCATGCGCAATTGCACCGCGAATATCGAAAATACGCGGGCCGAGCACGAACCGCATGTCGGGCTCGATCCCCCCGCGATAGCGTATCCAGATCTCATGCGTGAGCCGGCCGCGAACGCCGTCGGCTTCGACGACCTCGCCGCCCGTCACAGGACGCAGCGCGCCCCACACTTCCGCGACGAGGCTCCAGGCGACGCTCGCGCCGCCACCGCCGTCATCGGTGCGCACCGGAGCCTGCAGCGCGAAACGCTGCGAGAGCGCGCCGATCGAGATCTCGCTCATAGGCGCGCCTCCCGGTAAGGCGCGAGCAGCTCGGAGACGGCCGATGGAATGGCGATCACCGGCGAGCCGATCTCGATCGGGTCGCGATGCTCGTACCAATGCGCGACGAGCATGAGCAGCGCCTGGCGGATCGGTGCCGGCACGTCGCTCGCGGCCGCGCCGTAGCCGGCCGTGAACCCGATCTCGATGCCCGCCGCGAGACGGCCCGGCCCCGGCCAGCTTGTCCCCGTGCGAATGAGGCGCGGCGGAAGCCCGTGCTGATCGAGAATGTAGCCCGACGCCGGCATCGTCTCCGGCGTGCCGTCGGCCGCGAGCACGCTGACGGACGCGATACTCTGGATCGGCCGCAACGGAATGGGCACCTCCGGCCACCCGGGCCAGCGGTCGAGAATGAGGCGCCAGCCTTGCGTGATGAGCGCCAGCCCCAGCGCTGCCTCGATGTGAAGCCGCGACGTGAGAATGAGGCTCGCGATCAGGAGATCCTCGGCGCTGCCGTCGAGACGCAGATGAGCCTTCGCCTCGGCAACCGTCACCGGCTCCGAGAGGGGCCCGCTCGTGAGGACGAGGGCCATCCGTTACCTCTGCTCGCTTGAGAAGTGCGGACGGGGCCGCCGGGGGGAACGCCTGCGGCCCCGTCCTTGGCCGCGCGGGAGGGAGGGGAACCCGCACGGTT